AGACTGCCACCAGTTGATCTTACCTGCTCCCAGAGCATATGCAACACCAAAGAACACATAGCCATCAAAGCGATTGTATACTCGATCAAACAGAAAATCGCGCATTACTTCTTCTCCTTGAAGATTGGCTTGCGCCGGAATGGTTGTTCAAAAATCCAAATTACAACAGCAACCAAACCAAACACGGAAATCAGACCAGATAGATACCAATACACAAATGTCATTATTCTTTATCCTCAATATACACATATTGGAAATGGTGTCAATCCATTTTTTTATATAAATAGGTAAAAACTTGGAGCGACCATGGCAGCAAAATCTCCTCTACCTCAGCAAATCTATTTTTCCGATTTTCTGTTTGACCTCAATAAGAATCCACACACCAAGGACCTTGCTCGTGTGACCAATGAGCAGGCGGTGATCAACTCCATCAAAAAGATCATCAAGACCAACAACTACGAGGTTCCATACAATCCATTTTTCGGTGCCAATATCTATCATTACCTATTTGAGAACTTCACACCCACCACAGAACTTGAGTTGAAGAACGAAATCAGATTCGCGATAGAAAACTTTGAACCAAGAGCTAATCTGATTGATGTTGTTGTCAATGGTAATCCTGACGGTAACTCAATGGACATCACCATTACATTTTCAATCATAAATAATCCAACGCCTATAACTGTTACAACGACATTGGTCAGGATCCGATAAATGGCAAATAATACCCTCGCTGTTGCTAACTTGGACTATACAGGACTGAGAAGCAGCCTTGTATCATTCATGCAAAACTATCCTCAGTTCATGGACTATGACTTTGAGGGATCAAATCTTAGCACACTGATTGATCTTCTTGCTTATAACACCTATATCAACAGCTTCTATACAAATATGGTCATGAACGAAATGTTCATCGACACCGCCATTCTGAGAGACTCTGTGGTTTCTCATGCAAAGGATCTGAACTATATGCCTAGGTCCGCAAGGTCCTCTCAGGCGTTTATCGACATTCAAGTATTTCCTAATGACAATCCACCCTATGTCACTATTCCAGCAGGCGCCAAGTTTCAGGGCAGCGATGGCAACAATGTCTTTACTTTTTTGACAACAGCCAACACAATCATCAGTCCTGTCGGTGGTGTGTATCTACAGAAGAATATTCCAATCTATGAGGGCGTGCAAATCACTGAGACATTCATTGTCAATACAGCAGTTCCACAGAGATTCATTCTTTCAAATCCAAACATTGACACCACCACACTCAAGGTGGGCGTAACTAATAGTCTAGGCGCAAATCAGCAGTGGACATTTTATCCAGACCTGTTTGGTGTTTCAACCAACACACAAGCCTATTTCCTACAGTCAACAGCAAACAACTATGAGATATTGTTTGGTGATGGTGTGTCCGGGGCTCAGCCAATCAATAATGCTCGTATCACGGCGTCATATATCGCCAGCAATCTAGATAAGCCAAACGGTATTCAGAACTTCAAATCAAATCAGATTTTGGATGGATACACCATCTACACGATTACTCCTAGTGTATATTCCAACGGCACCATCATTGCCGCAGCAGGTGGTATGGCACCAGAATCAATCCAATCTGTTCGCTTCAATGCACCTAGAGCCTATCAGACTCTACAAAGAGCGGTCACCGAGGAAGATTATCGCAACATTCTGTTTGAGAACTTTCCAGAGATTCGTGATGTCTATGTCTATGGTGGCGATCAACTGTATCCTCAGCAATATGGTTCTGTCTATATCGCCGTTGATATTACCAATGCTGTTGGTCTGTACGACAATGAAAAGACAAAGATACAGTCTTTCATTTCAACGAGAGCGCCACTCACGATCACACCAGTTGTTGTTGCGGCTGATTATACCAATATCGGCTTCACTGTCAACATCAACTATAATCTGAATCAATCTTCTCTAGCTGCCAGTGATATTCAGGGTGAGGTGCTTCGCGCAATAAAAACATATAATAGCACATATCTGGATAAGTTCAATGCTCGATTTAGATACAGTCAGATTCTGTCAGCTATAGACAACACAGACTCCGCTATTGTTGATAATGAAACAACAGTGTATCTGATCAAAGAGTTTCTTCCTGTTTTGAACACAGACTATTCACAGTCTCTGAGTTATCAAAACTCTATTGTTCCTGGTAGCATCACCTCAACAGGATTTACATACAATGGTCTAGCCTGTTCATTGATAGATGACAGCAACGGCAATATCAAACTCATATCGACCATCAACGGCATTCAAACACCTCTGGTCGTTCTAGGAACTGTTGACTATACAGCAGGTGTTGTCAATCTGGTCAATCTAAATGTGTCTGCATTTGAAGGCGACTATATTGCGATCTATGTGACTCCAAAGAATCATGACTTCAATGCTTCTCAGAACATCATTCTGGCAACCGATTTCAATAATGTAACGATCAATGTTACAGGAATAAGAGTCTAATGGAACTAGACAAATATATCTCCGACCTGGTATCACACCAGTTCCCTGCCTTCTATGAGGCAGAAGGACAAAACTTCATCGCGTTCGTTAGAGGATATTACGAATGGATGGAGCAGTCGGGATATACCATCAATGCTTCAAAGAGCCTGATGGATTACAAAGACATTGACACAACCGTCGATCAGTTCATCTCAGATTTCAGAAACGAATATCTGGTCAACTTTCCTGCTGTTACAGCGGCTGATCCTCGTTTCATCGTAAAGCACATCAAAGACTTTTACATGTCAAAGGGCAGCACACGAGGAATGCAGTTGCTGTTCCGCTTGCTATTTGATGATGATATTGAGGTATATTATCCAGGAGCAGATGTTCTAAAGCCATCCGATGGTATCTGGACCATACCACATTATCTTGAGGTTGAACACAATAGCCGGTCGGCCACTTTTGTCGGTCAGCAGATTACAGGATCAAAATCCGGAGCAACAGCATTTGTTGAATCTGTTCATACAAGAGTTGTTCACCAAAGACTGATCGATGTATTGAATATAAGTGGTGCCCAAGGCGAGTTTCTGTTCAACGAACTGGTCACCAATGACGGCAATCTGTTCAATGCACCTAAGATAACAGGATCACTCACGGACATCAACATCGTCGATGGTGGTGCCAATAACAAGGTTGGTGATGTATTCACTGTATATTCATCGACCAGTGGTGTAAAGGGTCAAGTCAGAGTAACATCAACCTTCGATGGTACTGGTAGAGTAAACTTCAAGCTTGTCGATGGTGGTTACGGATACACCTTAAATCCGACTCAGGTTCGGGTATCAAACACAGTTCTTACATATACCTCAAACACAACACCTTATTATACTGTATTAGAGAGAATAAGTCAACCACTTATTTCTATCAACTATACGGTTTCGACACCATCAAATCCAAATACCCAGTCTCTGTATCTAACAAGCGTCACAGGATACAGCAGCGGAAGTGTTGTGGCCAATGGACTGGTGGCGGTCATTCCTGGTGCAGCAAACACATTTATCATCAACACCACCAACGGTGACTTCACAACAGCAACTTCTATCTGCACACCTGGTAACACGGTCCAGTTTACGGCTTACACATATACAAATGTGACGGCAACAGGTATCGTTACAGGATCAAACTCCACAGCAGTTGGTCTACACAATATCAGCGGCACATTCTACAGCAATGGAGCCATGATTGTTGACAGTGCTAATCAACAATCAAATGTGATCAGCATCTCTACAGGTTCTGGTGCAAACTTTGCTATTGGCTCGCTCAATGACACAGAATCTGTATATCTTTTTACGGACATTCTTTCAGGAAATAACAGCGGATTTGTGCCGTATCTGAATATGGTTATTTCTGGTGGTAACTCCAATGTAATATTAGCATCAGCAACCGGTGGTATTACTTGCAACACGATTTCAAAGATTGTAACAGGTTCTTCAACGACCTTCACATCTCAAGTGGCTGTTGGTTACGGTCTGTATGTTTATCCAGGCAATACCTATATCGGAACAGTCAATGCAGTAACAAACAATACCTCTCTAGTATTGTCATCAAATGCTCTTACAAATGCAAGTAGTAATGCATTTTATTATAATGCTGGACAATATGGATTTCCTAAAAATACTTCGGCTGGATACAATAGCGTAATAAGTTCCGCGCTAAACTCCAACACATTTACGATTGGCACGATTGCGTCTCTGTCTGCTATCAATCCAGGAACAAACTATAACATCAATCCATTCGTTCTTGTTCGTAATGACTATGTAGCCGGGTATAATCGCAAAAATATTCTGCTGCAACTAGGATCAGACAAAACAGGCATCTTTGCTTTAGGCGATACTGTATCTCAGACCATTGGTAATCCTTCTACGATCACGAGTTATAATGCAAACACGGGTGCGTTCACGGTTGGTGAAGGTGTGACCCAGAGCAATGGTAGCGTCAATGCATATGCGACCGTTTACTCTACCAACGCAACAGCATTGGTTCTGAACAATACACGAGGAATATTCTTCACAAATACAGCAGGCGGACAACATCTTGTAGGTCTACAGTCTGGTGCGACAGCCAATATCTCATCAGTATCAACATCAACTGTTCCTACTTTAGCCACAGGCACTATTGTCAATCTACCGAATTCCACATTCATTGAACTGAGACGAACTTCATTCAATACTTCCTTCGTTGTCGGATCTCAGGTTTCATCCACAAGCGGAGGAGCGGCAACAGTTCTTTATCAGACACAGAACGACAACTCTCTTGCTCTAGGAAATAACGCGATTGTGTCTGGAAATGTTAGCACAGCCAGAGGCATTGCAAACACAGTTGAAGTCATGTATTCTGGTATTGGTCACCAACCAGGCGATGTGATTGAGTTGGTAAGCAATACCAATCCATTTGCGATCACGGGAACAGCAAATGTTATCAATCAAGGTGTGGGACTAGGTTATTGGAAAAACACCAAGGGTATGCTCAACTCTGATAAATATATTGCTGACGGCAACTATTATCAAGACTTCTCATACGAGATTCAGTCTCGTTTGTCCTTGAATAAATATGCTGATATACTAAGAAAGTTGGCACATGTGGCTGGCACAAGAATGTATGGTAAGGTGCTTATTAGTTCTAGCGAAATAAGGTCTGTTGTTCCAGAAGCAACATCTGGAATCTATTACAACTAAGGTATTGCAAAAATGAGTTTGACTAGCAATTCATTGTTGACTTTCCGCCGAAATCTTTGGACGATGGCAGACAACAATGCGAACAACTTTTATACATTCGCAGCCAAGTCCACTCCTTGGCCTGATGAACAGCAACCACCAAATCCAGACAACTCTGTGGATGAGTTGGAATACACAGTTCCCAACCAGATCATCTTTGGTAAGTATGTTGCTCCTGGCTATTCTTCTCTGATGACCACTCGCTATAACTGGACTTCAGGAACAGTATATGCTCAGTTTGACGACGCCGATCCAGACCTTTACACAAAGGCATTTTTTGTGTTAACACAAGAAGCTGGTGCATATCATGTATTCAAGTGTCTGAATAACAATAATGGCACACAATCAACACACCAACCACTTCTTGCTGAAACGGCGGCTGATGAAATCTATTATGCAACCGCGGATGGTTATCAGTGGAAATACATGTATAGCTTCGATCAGACAGCATATAACAAGTTTGTCACCGGTGCATATATTCCTGTTGTGGCTAACTCAGCCGTAACAGGAAATGCCACAGCCGGCTCTATCGAAACCTACACGGTCGATTCACCAGGCAGCAACTACAACTCATCCGCGAATGGTTATTTTCAAGAAATAGCAGTAGGCGGTAACAACCAGTTCTTCGGCATTCAAGGAACAGGAACAGTAACTCTAACTGTCAGTGCCAATGCCTACACCTCAGGCGAAACGGTTACTCAGGTCTATGGTGGTGTCACCGCCAACGGTGTTGTTGTTTCTTCGGTTTCTGCTAATAGCACAGCATCTGTATTGACTTTAAGAAGTGTGAACAACATTTTTGCTCCTTCTGTCAACACCATACACGGATCTACCAGCGGTAAAATATCAACAGTGATCGATGTTACCTCACCAGACTCTTCATCAAACAGCAACTTCTATAACGGTTGCTCGTTGTATATCGTTTCAGGAACAGGTGCTGGACAACTAGGAACAATCGAGGAATATGTTGTTGTGGGTAATGCTCGTCGCGTTCTGATGGCAAACGCATTCGTGACCACACCCGACTATACCTCAAAATATCTTATCTCGCCTAGCGTAAACATCACAGGCGATGGCACAGGTGCAAAGGCTTTGTCTGTTGTGGATCCAAACACCAAGCAGATTTCCAGTATTCGAGTAATCAACACAGGATCAGGATACACCTATGCGAATGTTGCTATTGTTGGCAATACAGGATCAACAGCAGTAGCAGCAAATAATGCTGTGGTTCGTGCTATCATGTCACCAAGAGGTGGACATGGCTATGACATAAACTCTGAACTAAATGCTCAGTATATTTGCTATAGCACAACCTTCGCCAATAATGAAAACGGAAAGATTCCAGGAACCGGTTCAACCTATAGAACGGTTGGTCTGATCGTCGATCCTCAGTATGCTAATGTTCTGGTTGCGTTTTCTAACACAACTCTTGCACCTTTCAGTGTTGGTGATACTCTGACTGGATCAGTATCAAAAGCAAAAGGTATCATCAAGAATACCTATTTTGCCAACTCGACACTCAAACTCAGCAACACAACAGGAATCTTCACATCTTCAGATGTTCTGACCTCGTATTATGCCAACGGTGTGCTAAATGTCAATACAAGCAGCAATGCCATGGCAACTGTCGTTACAGGTGCACCTCTGACATTTGACAACAGAACAAGACTTGTTTGTCCAACATCCAGCTTGAATGGTGGAACATTTGCCGTCAACGAAAAAATTGTTCAGGTTGTGGGTGGTATTGATGTTGGATACGGATATATTCAAGAAATGGATTCAACCGTTCAAATACCATACACATATAGCGCAGGTGCACCAAACATTCCTGTTACTGGTTATGTGGTTGGACAGACCAGTGGCGCCAACGGCAATATCAGCAACTCCGGATCAAACACACTATTTCTAAGCAATGTGACAGGAACATTTCAAACATCAGAGGTTCTTGTTGGATATTACCAGAATGGCGCATCTGCATTCAACTCAAGCAACGGCGTAACATCCACCTCTGTCATTTCTGACACATATATTTATTTGACGGAAGTAAAAGGTAACATCCAAGCATCGGATCTTCCTTCAAATACTTATAAATACATTACTGATGATGCAACGAGAACTGTAACAATAGAAGTAGATAATGTCATTGTTTCTGATATGGTGCCTTATACTGGTGATATCCTATACATTCAAAATATGACAGCAGTGACAAGAGATACAAGTCAGAATGAAACCGTGAAGCTGATTTACGGTTTTGCATGATACGCTCGTATAATCAAATAAATACAAAAGAAGCAAAGAATAGAGGGTAATAATGCCGATTTCGACCGATCTATCACAGGCACCATACTATGACGATGCAAATAATGCATTGGCAGACAACTATCATAGAATCTTGTTCAGACCACAGGTTCCGGTCCAGGCACGCGAACTTACACAGTTGCAGGATATTCTTCAGAACCAGATTGAGCGATTTGGCGACAATATCTTTGTCACAGGAACAATCATCAAGGGTTGCAACTTCAGCTTTGATTCCAACTATAACTATGTCAAGGTCAAGGATCTTCGTCCTGTTGATGGTCAACCAGTTCAGACATCCAGCTATGTTGGTTTGATTGCACACGAGCCTTCTTCAAATCTCTATGCTATCTGCTTCAACTATCAGGACGGATACGAATCACAGGATCCTGATCTAAAGACTCTGTATTTCAAGTATATCACAGGCGGCACATCAGGGCAATCGGCATTCTCACCTGGTTCTCAAATCTCTTTCTATCAGACAACCGATATTGCTACAGCAGCCGCCAACAACGGCATCAACCCATCTTACTTCGCCAATGCTGATGTTACCATTGCATCCACAACAGGAGCAGTAGGACAAGGCTATGCGATGACAGTTTCTTCTGGTATTATTTTCCAGAAGGGACACTTCATTCAAGTGGCAGCACCAGAGACTGTGATTATTGACAAGTATTCTCAGTATCCCGATGCGACAGTTGCTGGATTCCTTATTGAAGAAAATATTGTAACAGAACTTCAAGACACCAATCTTCTTGATAATGCTACTGGGTATAGCAACTACAAGGCACCTGGTGCCCATCGTCTACAACTTCTTCCTCAACTTGTAGCATACACCAAGACTTCTGCTCCAGCCAACAACTTCTTTGTTCTGGCTGAGTGGGAAGGTGGAAATCTTGTTCGTGAGTTCCAAGACACACAATACAGTGTCATTGGTGATGAAATGGCTCGTAGAACATATGAAGAGGCCGGCAACTTTGTTGTTCGTCCATTCAATGTCACCATGCAACCAGGTAACACAACACATAACTTCGCGGTAGTTTCTGCTGGCCTGGCTTATGTCGGTGGTCATCGTATTGAGCAACTAAACAATGTTTATGTTCCTGTTCGTAAAGGCAACGATCAACTCACCACACCAAACCAGAGTGTTCAGACAAACTGGGATAACAGTGTTTATGTTGGTGAGTTTGTAGGAAATATTCCTACTCATGTTGGTCCTGTCCTCTCTCTAAGAGATACGGCTGGTGCAAAAATCTCCAATGGACAATATGCCAACGGAACTCCAGCAGGTAACGAGATCGGCACAGCCAAGACAACATATATCGTCCAATCAAGTGGAACTATTGGTGCACCAGATTGTCTCTACAAGTTGCACCTAACAGATATCAGAATGAATCTCGGTAAGAGTTTCAACGATGTCAAAGCCGTTCACTATAATGGCGGCACAGCAGGCAATGCTCATGCCGATATCGCAAAGACTTATGATTCTACAGCAAATACCTATATCGCTGCTCTAAACAATCCTTCAAAAGCCGCATTTCTGGCAGACACCAAGAAGAAAGGTATAATCAATCTTTCTCAGTCAGGAAATTTGCCACAATATATCTATAGAACTATTGCAAATACTACTCTGACCACATCAGGTAACTCTTCTCTGGTTACTTTGGGCAACACCACAACATTCGCGTATGCTAATAGTTCTAATGGCCAGTTGTCCGTATTGGACGAGCCTTCTATCGTTGTTGTTCCAACATCAATCACCGGTAATATTGCATATGCAAATGTTACTCTAACAAAGTCCGGCAATCTCGTTCTGGCATCAAGCAACACCACGATTATCGCCAATGGTTCAACATCATTCAACACAGATTATCAGGTTGGTGACTATATCGCCGCAGGCGGTGTTGTCAGAAGAATCACAGCCATTGCCAATAGCACACAGATGACTGTCGATAAAGCCTATACATCAGGCAATACCTCATCCACACATTCCAAGTGCTATCCTGTAAATGTTCCGATCAATATTTCTCAGCGCAACTCTCGCTTTGTCATCACCGACACAGCACAACAAAATATGCGTATTGATCTTGTTGCAGCCAACGGTTCAACTGAAACACTATCTGCAAACATGAACATCTCGGTTCATTTCCATGCAAAGCAACCACAGTCATCAGACAGAAATCTAAACGCTAATACACGAGTTGTTGTTGATATCAATACCTCCAATAACATCAACGGAACAACAGGACCATGGTGTCTTGGTATTCCTCATGTGTATAATATTCGTAATGTCTATAAGTCATCAAACACAGGAACTTTGACTGCCAATCTGTCAAGCGGCAATGCTTATATTCTTTGCTCAACTTCCGGATTCAGCAATGGTGTCAGCCTTTCTGGTGTAGGTATTCCCGCAGGAGCAACAGCAAATGTTGTGAACTCAACCTCTATGCTATTGTCGTCGGCTGCAACCACAACAAACAATCTTGTTGTGATCAAGTGGGCATATTATTCAAACTCTGCCAATGATGATGTCACTTCAGCATTTAGTCTAAAGACAGGACAAAGAGATGCTATTCACGATCTTGGTTTTATCAAGGTCAATCCAGCAACTCTACCTACACCAATCGCAAACGGCGATCTACTGACCATTGTGTTTGATGCGTTCAAGCCATTTAGCACAGGCAAAGGTTATATTGCTGGCGACTCTTACACAACTCTTGTCAATAGCAATACATTCAACTATGAGAGTGTTCCTTCTTATGTTTCCAAGAATGGTGATGAGTATTTCCTGAGAGATTCTATTGACTTCAGACCATTTGCCGTAAACACCGCAGTATATACAAACTCATTCTCAAGTGCAACCATCAATCCTCCATATACAACTGTATTGGGAGACGTTGCAACCGGAACTGCCAACACAGAGTTGTATGTCGCTGCACCAACTCAAAACTTCAACCATGACGTATACCATTATTCAGGTCGTATTGATAAGATTGTTCTGAATAGTTACGGCGACTACCAGATTGTTGAAGGCAAGGCATCAGACAATCCTGTTCCTCCAGCCGATGTCAAGGGTGCTATGACTCTTGCCACCATTGCGGTTCCTCCATATCCTTCATATGTTTCCACCATTCTGACAACAAATGTGGCCACAAGTTATTCTACAGCCGCCGTTGTGGATCAGAATCGTGTATATACCATGAGAGACATTGGCAAACTAGACAAGAGAGTGCAAAATCTTGAATATTACACCTCTCTGAATCTTCTTGAACAACAGACAAGTTCTCTGACTATCGCATCTTCGGTTACCGGAGCCAATAGATTCAAGAATGGTATTTTTGTTGATAACTTCCAAACAACCGATATGTTGGATACAGCCAATCCAGAATACAAGATTGGACTAAGCACCAGCGAAACTGCTCTTGTTCCTATCTATAACACCGACACAGTGACACTCAGATATGGTGTCGGCAGCGGAACAACATCAAACGGTGGTATCATCACTCTTGCAGCCAACGGTTCTGAATCTTCAATCATCAGTCAGATTTATGGTACAGAAACTCTGCAAGCCGCCGCTGCTGTTTATACCTATACAGGACAGGTTGTTTGCCATCCCAAGCATGATCCTGTTCCAGATTCCAAGACACTCGCGACAACAACCTTGAGCAAACCATCTGCACCGGCGACATCTACATCCAACACAGCCACGTTGACTGCATCTTTGTCTTATGCTGGTGCACCGGCGCGAGGACCAGCAGGAAACATTTATTGGGGTCCTCTCGTGTGGTCTATCGGTGCGGTTGGATATGGTGCAGTTTCAATCTCCATCTCAGGTCCAAACGGATACACCTACACAAAGACACTGATTGCTACAGATTCTGTTGCGGGTAAGTTTGCTGGATCAGGATTTATTACAGATACTCTTGGTGGTCAAGTGGGTGCAGGTGCCGTATGTCCAGGCACATATACACTTTCTGTAACCAGAACTCCTTTGTCTGGTTATACTGAAGGTGCAGTCAATATCAATGCAAACGTGACCGTTTCTCCTGTTACCGCTGCTGCTACACCAGACACAGCAAAAGGAACTGGAATCACCACAGGTGCTTTGTCAACCATCATCACTGTTGACAGGACAACAGCAATCTCTGCTCCTGTCTTACCTTCTTCTGCCAACTCAGCATCTTCTAATGGTCTTATCTATATACCAAGTGCTAATGGCATCAATAACTTCACACCCTGATACGATAAAAAGGTCTAATAATGGCAAACAATATTACCAGTAGTTATACCAACAACTATACTCTGTTTTCAGGATTGGTTCCCGTAATCGACCAGAAAACAACAAATGCCACATCTGTTTTGCCAACTTCTGTTGCGTCAAAGTTGCAGGCCTATAAGGGTGCCTATTCGCTCCAAGTCGGGTTCTTCACTCCTACACAAAACGGTTCACACACATTCAATGTGACTTCATCTAACGGGTCATATCTCGTTATTGATGGTCAGTCTGTCATCAACACAACTGGCAGCGGAACAACATCTAACAGCATCTCTCTAACAGGAAATCAACCTGTATCGTTTGTCTATGCTGGCCCTCTAGGATCGGCTGGTGTAAATGGTATCACATATTCTGTTGGTGGAGGATCAGCACAACCCATCCAGAATAATCAGATCAGCACACCAACGGATATTCATTCAAATCCTTTGCTGAGTGTCAATACAATAATCGCGACCATCAACTCTTCGGCCACACCAGGTATCGTAAAGCCTACGGCCAACGTGGTGCCAACGAACATTCTTGCAAACTCTTCTATTGCAACAGTCCCCGCTCCTGCTGTTTTTCCTTCGATGTTCGGCATTCCAACACCAACCGGCAAGTCTATCAGTTCGATTCCAGGGTCAAACTTTACTATCAATGCTCCAACGCTCGTTGATATACATCCTTCTTCTTTTACCACAAACTCTACGACAAGTGCAACAGGATCACTGTTCACAACCTCCAATGTTACACCAGTTGCCACATATTCAAAGTTAAGTTCTGTCATTAGTGCTGGGTATGCAACAACAAGTGCAAACACATATCTGCGTTCTCAGACCGTAGGCATGGAAGTAACAGGGTTGATTCCAAATACCAGACTGTCGATCTTCTGTGATGGTGTCAACATTACAGGTCTTTGCGCTCCAGCAGAAGTAGAAATCGAAACAGGCACGGCATCTCAGAGCAAAGATCCAAATCTTGATTACAAACTTTCCGGAAAGAAGGGTGATCCTATCGTAACAACCAGCAATGGTATGGCGACGGTTGCATTTTTCATTCCCGATAGAACATTCACAACAGGCACAAAGAATATCGCTTTCTTCAACTACACAAGCGATAGCGACTCTTATGATGCAAAATATGCCAACAATACTTGCCGCGCCTTCACCACGTTCTCATCCACAAACTTTGCTGGTATAGATCATAACGGCGATGATGTGATTGTTTTTGCTACTGCACCAACAGATTCTGGTGCAACCAGCGGATCAAGCAATACTACATCAACCAGAACTGGTGGCAACACAAATCCAAGTTATATCGTAGAGCCTCTTTGTCAGTCATTTTATATTGGTTCGGACGTTTCTCGCGGACAAGATGGTGTATTCCTTAGCTCTGTTGACCTGTTCTTCTCGGCTAAGTCTAACACACAGCCTGTTACGGTTGAGATTCGCACAATGGCGACCGACACACCTACATCTACCGCTATTCCATATTCAACTGTAACTCTTCCTTCTTCGGCGGTTACTGTGACAACAGACGGAACAGCCAATAATAACTATGCAACAAAGTTTCATTTTCCCAAGCCTGTTTATCTGAAGGCTGGTTATTACTATGCTGTTGCAGTCAATCCTGGTGGTCAATCACCAGATTATTCTCTGTGGACAGCAACGGTTGGTGACAAACTAGCCAACGGTTCTGTGACATCTAACTGGGGTAAGGGACAACTCTACAAGTCCACAACCTCTGGTGCGACATGGACTTCCATTCAAAATCAGTTCTTGAAGTTCAATGTCAACATTGGAAGTTATGCATCAAACGGAACAGCCACAATCGTCAATGGCGACTATGAGTTCATCACATTCCTGAAGCCATCTCAGATTCCTTTCCAGGTGGGCGAGTATGTCTATCAGCAACCAACTGCTCATATTTCTATCTGTTCTGTAAATACATCTTCAAACACACTGACTGTCAATACCACAGCATATGGTGGATTGTCCACAATCAATCCAACTCCTCTGTTGGACTTCTCACCCAACGATCACATTGTAGTGGTTGGTGGTGTTCCTAATGCCGATCCTCTGAATCTCGGTAGATTCAACTACAATCTGTTCGGTAATGCGGTGTCTCTGAAGGTTCTTTCAGTCGATGCAGGCGGTCTCAATCTTGTGTTTGGATATGCCAATGGCGCTGCTATCACAGGAACTCCATGGTCTAATGGTGCTTGCTATGTATACAAGGTTCAGCCAGGTCATATAGCCTACAACACCTCAACAAAGACAATCACCGGCACCGGAACAAGATTTGATGTTTATCAGAATACCAACGAGTTGGATAGAACTGATAAACGTCCTCTCGTTATTCACACTGGCAACACAACTGTCGGTAGAGGTGAAGTTCTTTGGCCAAATAACATCAGCAATGCCACATCACTGTTCGTCAAGAACTCGTCACTAAATGCAAATATCTCTGGCTCACAGGCCATTCCAGTATCTGCTCCTGTTGGTAAGGTTGTAAGCATCGACTATACAAGAAACCTTGTGATTCTGGACAAGTCAACTGCAAACTCGCTAACAGGTGCTGCAAGTGCTGCCAATCTTTATGCAACACCATCATTCTTTGCTCCTGGTAGAACATTGCTAGGAACACAGTCTGGCGCCACAGCGATCATCGCAGCCGTTAATGATATGAAGGTTGGTTCTGTGCAGCCTGTTGTTCTGTCTTCAACACCACAGGGAACATCTGTAAACTATACTGCAAATGTGACAGCCTCGGATTATACCACATTCCAGTATCCAACATTCAATCCTGCGGTGACAAACTATTTCACCAACAATCAGGTTATCGTTGCATCAAGAACCAACGAGGTTCTGAATATGAGCGGCAACAAATCTTTTGTGATTACAGCCAATCTTGCTTCAAACTCCGGATTGCTCACACCAACAGTTGACTTGCTAAGTAGAGCAACTCTGCAATCCAAGTCAAACATGATCAATCAGTATCCTGTTGGTGAAAACACCAACAACGGCACAGCGACATCCAAGTCAATCTCAAAGATTGTGACCTTGAGCGACGGCAACGATGCTGAAGACCTCACCGTGTATTTGACAGCCTATAAACCACAAGGAACAAATCTGACGGTTTATGCCAAACTGCTAAATGCATCAGACGGTGACAAGTTTGAGGATAAGGATTGGTCTGTTCTTGTTCAAGTAACGGATCCAAACCAGTATTCAGATTCAGCCAACCAACAGGATTACAAAGAGTTCCAGTATTCTCTACCTAAGAATCCTATGACTGTTCCTTTCTATCAGTTGCTGACAACAAACAACAGCACAACGATTGTTTCTACAAACGGCGACACCAACTGGCAGACAAACTTCTCCAACGGTCAGCTTGTCACTCTGTATTCTGATGTATACGGAACCAACTTTGAAGTCAATCAGATTGTATCAATCAATAGCAACACAAATATTACTCTAGCCAATCCTGTTGGTCTGGCCAATACAACCGCTGCTATTGTTGCCTCTATGCCTTATCCTTACAGCGCATTCAAGAACTCAAACAATGGCAATATTGTTCGTTACTATAATGCCAGCGGCATGGCTTATGACTCATTCAAGAAGTTTGCTATCAAGATTGTATTCACCGCTCAAAATCCATACCTTGTTCCAAAGGTTAGCGATATGAGAGCAATCGCTCTTTCGGTGTAAAACATGTCATACGATCCAACAGATAATCCAAACTTTTCAAGAGAACAATATAGCGGTGCTTTGATAAATAACAATACCGAAGAACTGCGTATATTGAAAAGACAACGCGATATCGTCTTGCACAAAGACAAGAAAATGCAAAGTTTGGAACAGCAGTTGGAACAAATAAAGAGTTTACTTGCAAAGGGCGGCATTAATGTCTAAATCTACATATCTAAATGCTAATCTAAATCCAAACTATGACACCTTTGCGTCATGGCTTGACAAGACTAATCATATCGTCTATGATATGGGAACCACAGTTCTTACCATCAACACATCTGCAAATCCCGATATAACATCTGGTAATGGTTTTGTCAATGGTTATTTTGGTGCCAATGTCGTGTATGTAACCTCTGTTCTTCAGGGTGGTACAGCCAATACTCCCGGAACTTTGACAATCAACACCTATACCAATGTAATCAATACATTGGCTGTTGGCACAACTGGTGGAAATGTTGTAGCAAACTCAACCACAGTTTCTTTTGTCAACTCTTCTGCAACAGCGACGATCAACTCGACCTCATACACAGGAACATCAGCCAACTCTGTTTTGTTTGCTGGTGTATCTCTAGCCACCGTAAATAACGCGATTACAGTCAATGCAAGTGCGGCTTATACCAATGCAGTAGCAAACGCTGCTTATGTCGCGGGCGTTGCTTATTCTAATGCTGTAGCCAACGCCTCCTATCAGGCTGGTGTTGCATACGCTAACGCAGTGGCTAATGCGGCTGCCACCTATCAGACATGTGCTGGTCTATCAGCAAACGTAGCAACTCTTACTGCCAATGCAGCCACATATCTTGGTTCGGCCAATCTGACAACAGTTCAGAGTTATATCACCAGTAACTCGGGTGCTGCATATACCAATGCCGTCAACTATGTCACAACAGGCCTCGGAAACGGATCTATTGTAGCAGCAAACTCACTGTATGCAAATAATTCTGGTGGTGTTGGTGGGATTGTTGTCAACACAACATCACCTTCAGACGGATATGTTCTTGCTTATGATCAAGCATCATCTAAGATTATCTTCAAGAATCCTTCAAATATTTCTGTGTCACTCAACTCAAATACTGTTGTGGCTAATGCTCAGTTGCAGGCGGGTTCAAATGGATCAACTTATGTTCTGACTGTAACGGGCAATACAACTTCAACCAATGTTGTTGCTCGTGCAAATACGATTTCGTTGACTTCGGACACAACTCTGACTCTGAATAGTTCTGCTATCGTTACATCAACATTCTATGCAGGCAATACCGCTGCCAATGTCAATATTTCTACTGGAACTATTACGATCCAGAGCAACTCTTCAACGAGCGCAACGGTAAATGCCACAACCTATACAGGAACTGCATTGAATGCCAACAACTCCACATATCTGGGTGGTTCTACACTTTCAACTGTTCAGAACCAGATTACAGGCAATGCAGCAACCGCTTATGCAAATGCGGTAGCCAATGCTGCTGCTCTTTACCAGACAACCGCCGGTCTAAGCGCCAATGTTGCAACTCTTACTGCAAATGCTGCTGGTTATTTGGGCAACTCGTCTGGCACCATTGCCAATATTTCTTCATGGATTTCTGGAAACTCTGCAACCGCATATTCCAATGCTGTATCCAATGCGGCTTCATCGGCTGCTGCTTTGTATCAAACAAGTGCCGGTCTAAGTGCTAATGTTGCAACACTGACTGCAAATAATGCTACAAATCTTGGTGGTGCCGCGGCCTCTGCTTATGTGAACACTTCAGGTGCATTTGCTCTTGGTGGTGTGATCACATTCAATGCAAATGTTTCTTTGACATCAGGAAATGGTACGAATCAGATTCTGATTAGCACAATCAATGCCACTTCTGTTGGATTGTTGGCTAATAGCACTGTTTTGACCATCGGTAATAGTTCTGTATATTCTGTAACAAACTCAACCAGTTTTAGTCGTCAAGCCAATGGTGCAACCTATTTTGGCACCGAAGGTTCTGGTGTTACTCTGTCAACACTTCAATCTCAGATTACCAGCAATGCTGCTACAGCATATTCCAATGCGGTAGCCAATACTTCTTATCAGGCAGGTGTTGCTTATTCCAACGCAACAACATTTTCTGCTAATGCAAGCAACATTACATCAGGGACTGTGGCAGCAGCAAGACTTGGTTCAGGTACTGCTAACTCTAGCACTATTCTTTATGGTAATAATGTATGGGGTGCAGCACCATCAGCGGTAAATACTTCGGCTCAATATACATGGTCAAATACTCAGACATTTAGTTCTGGTGTCATTGCTACCGGCAATGTTGGAATTCAAAACACAGCGCCTGCCACCAGTTTACAGATTGGCGGAAATTATGGAATTGTTGCAACCACCATCGCTTCTACTAATAATATTAACATAAATTGTGCTTCAGGAAACTATTTCTTGGCAACTGCGAATGGATCATCAGCAAATATTTATTTCACGAGCACTCCAGCAAATACCGCATATGGGCTTACATTGATTTTGTCTAATGGAGGATCTAATACCTTGGTTTGGGCCAATACTCCAAAATGGGGCAGCGGACTTGCTCCTATACTGACTGCTTCTGGAGTAGATATTTTGACATTTTTCACTAATGATGGTGGTATAACATGGAGGGGTACATTGATGAGTAAGGATTCTAGATAATGTCGTTGCTTGGTCCACAATATACTCTATTTGACGAAACCCCTCAATGGAGATTTGTAAACTCTGCAACATTTTTCCTTTCGGCCAATGGAACAGTTTCTCTTCCTACAGGCACTCAAGTTGGTGATGCCGTATTTGTTTTTTGTGGAAGCGTTTCAAACAAAAATCCATCATTTGTGTCTGGATATACATTATCTGATTATAGTAATACTGGATCTACCGGAAGTCAACCAATTCCTTCATATTCATTATCCACCGCTTACCCAATTGCTAATACAAATGTATTGACTATCAATACAACATCAAATACATCTGGTGTGATATATTCATTTAGGGGAATATCTATTCCCACTTTTATTGATGCTTTTGTAAATAATACAATAGGGTGCAACTCTTCTTCTACCGGGTCGGCTACTATTCAGACTTTTACAGATAAAACTCCTATACTAAGTTGTCTGTTGAACCCCAATAATACAATAGTTACATCCAATGGATTTCAATATTTTACTTCAAATAGGGCTTCTAATACCAACTATAGTTCTTTGTTTGTTGGTGTTGGTTATCAAGATTCTCGTGGCACCTATACACCGGCATCTTTTGGTAATACAGTGAGCGTGGTAAATGCCACTTTTGCAACTGTGGCACTAAGAACAGGACTCTTTACAGATTCTGTATTTGCATTTAGCACTCAAGGCCAACCCACCAAAACTACCAATGTATTAGTAGGTGGGTCAAATGTAAATACTAGTTCTTCATTTATGGTGTACCCTCTAGAATTAACTTCTGCTAATATATCAATATCTGGTGGATCTAACTCAACATATTCAACAAATGGATCTGTATATACTTCTGCTAACAGTACTGTGGGCGGAAACACTATTATTAATATTCAACAAACAGCCGTATTAGGGACTTTAGGGACGAATACAACAAGTCAAGCAACCATCACCGTTGCAACGCCAAATATGGCGCAAACCGCCAATTTTAGGCTTATCACACAAAGAGCTGTGACAGCATCTGGCGCGACCCCAATTAACACTACAAGCATTACAGTCGTCACAGGAATGACAACAATATATGCAGTTGCTACTGGATCCGGTGGAACAGGAGTTTCAAGTGGGGGTGGGGGTGGTGGAGGAGCTTTTGCACAAACAAATTTCTCTGTAGCATCTGCTCAGACTGTGGTTGTCACTGGCGGATATTACTTTTCAGCATCCAATAGTTCAGTTACATTAAATGGAAATACCGTATTATTGGCGGTAGCAGGCGCAAATGGTTCTGGTAATACAGGTGGTGCTGGTGGATCTTCTGCATCATCTATAGGAACAATAAAGTTCTCGGGTGGGGCTGGTGGGGCTGGTAATGGTTC